CCCGAAGTGTCGATACGCGAAGTTACATACGCCATTTCGGTCGAAGCAGTCAGGGTCAGACCAGAAGTAACCACGCCAATCGAGGCCACAGACAGGTTGTTAGCAATTGCTGCCGGGGTCGAAGTGCCCGAAGTGTAGCCAGTCGTGCCAAGGTCAATAGAGCCAGTACCTACGTCGTTAAGCACAACGGACAGGACAACTGCGCCAGCGGGCAGGATCAGGTTGGGAGCGCCAGCAGCCGAAGAAACTTTGACATTGGCAGAACTGACAGTAGAAGCGTCAGTAATGTAGAACTGAGCAGCCATAACGCCGGAGCCACAATATGCGGTGCGAGTTTGATCGCCGCCGCCCGAACGCCAGATGCTTTGGGTAGTAGAAAGTGCCATTTGAATTTTTCCTCATGCGGTTAGGTACGTCGATCTGCATGAAGTCAGGCCGGGAGCCTGTTCGACGCACCGAGATAATTCCCGGATCGCTGTCTTTATAACACACGCACAGAATAATGCAAACTTTTTTAGGCGCTGAGGGGCAAAAACGCTAGTAATGTAGAACTTTTTGGGCGTAATCAGGTAGAAATATAGGTGCGGTACAACCACGCAATGCCAACCAAAGACCTCGAAAAGAAGAAAGAAATTGCCAAGCGGCACTACAAGAAACATGCCGCTAAAATTAAGGCAAAGACAAAGGTCACCAAAGAAAAAGCCCGGCAGAAGTGGCGGGACTACAAAGCCACCCTAGCGTGTGTACAGTGTGGAGAAAACCACCCCGCAACCTTTGATTTTCACCATGTTGTACGGCTACCAGACAATAGAAAAGTTAACAGATTGTTAGCAAATAATAACTACAAAGCGGCACTAAAAGAAATCCAAGAGCGGTGTATTGTACTTTGCGCTAATTGCCACAGAAAATTACACCACGAAGAATTGCTGGAGAAAAAGAACAGAAAGAAAAAGGGGGCCGAAGCCCCCTCAGATCACCAAGCAGATGCGTCGTCTTCCGACTCGTCATCTTCCGACTCATCATACTCAACCCAGTCATCGGACTCTATGTCGAAGTAGTAAGTGATGCCTGTCTCTTCATCAACACACCAAGCAACACCATCTTCGTCAACTTCAGCCCAATCTTCAAGGTCGTCGTCAAAGTAGAACGTAGCATCCAGCTCTTCGTCGTAGTACCAAGCAGTACCATCTTCGTCGTACTCAACGCCTTCTTCGTCATCAACCAACTCAAAATTCAACAAATCAAAAATCTCATTAAAATCATAAGAAAACAAAACTGTTACATTCATGATAATCTCCGTAGTCAAAATAGCAACCCCACCACAGGCTGCAAAATTATCGTACAGGACGATTATTACAAATCAAAAACGGGGCTACATGCGCTCTAGCGCCTCATAAGCCTGTAATTGGCGGCGCAGTTTTGCTATCTCTTGGTCGCGCTCGTTTATTTTTTTCTGCAAACTTTCACACAGGCTGTATGTATCTGCAATTTTTTCAAACCGTTCTTTATGGTCGGCCAGCATTATTGCGTACAGACGCTCCGACGCTTCAATTTGCTTTTGTATGAAATTATCCATAAGTACCTACACTCCAGTAAAAAACGGGGCCGAAGCCCCGTTTAGTGATCAAAACTATTTGATCAAGCACCTGCGGAACCGAACATACCCAATGGGTCTGACCAGCCGAAGGAATAACGCTCACGAGCCTTGTAACGGACGTTGCCGGTATCAAAGTCGCCGTCCATCTTCGTATCCAGCGGAGCACGAATGAAGTGCTTCATGCCGTTTGGAACGTCGGTGGTCAAGAACCAAGCATTGGTGTCGGTCAGGAAGTGGTTAATTGTATAACCCTCTGGGATCGAACCGTTGTTCTTGAGTGCGTTGATGTCGTTGTCGTTGGTACCGACACGCAGGCTGGTTTCGAGCAGACGAGTTGCAACGAATTGCAGGCTCGGAGGCACGACCAGTTTACGTGGGCGGGCAGCGATCAGCAGACCACGTTCGTCAGTCCACGCAGCGATTTGAATCACAGCGTTTTCCAGCGAAGTTTCGTTCAAGTCAGCAGGAGTCGAAGGGACGTTGCTGTTGAAGCCGCCATTTACCAGTGGGTGCGAAGCGGAGAACAGAGGTACGCCATCGCCGCCATAGTACTGCTGCGAGTTGGTGAAGCCGTTGTTCAGGATTGCAGCCGCTTTGACCTGCTTGGTGTAGGCCATTGAACGAGCCAGAGCTTTGGTATAACGAGCCGACAGGCTGTCATACAGGTTATCCTCAATCGCTTCTTCAGTGACCGAAAAACCTTGAGCAATGGTTTCGTGGTTGTATCGAGCAGTCCAAGCTTCCTGTGCATTGTCGTACGCAATCGCAGAACCTTCGTTCTTGACTGGTGCGGCAGTAAAGCCAGACAGTTTGGTTTCTTCTTCGAATGAACGCTCGGAAGTCTCTGTTTCGTAGATTTCCTTGTGCTCTTCACCATAACGTGCGTACTCCAGACCAAACAAAGCGTTCAGGCCGGGGAGCAGTTCTTTAAGTAGTTGTGCGCGTGAAATTGCCATGATTTAGCTCCTTATGCCACGCCAACGGCGTTGTTGTATGAATGATAGCCAAAGTTGAATTTGACGATCAGTTCGGTGTAACCACTTGCGGTTGCAGTGTCAGGAACACCGTCAACGACTCGCATTGGCAGAGAAGAGCTAACAGCATTAGCAAACACACCAGTTCTAGAATTGCCCGCAACGGTATTAGGCGAGTTCAGGATCAGCGTGGCGTTATTGCCTACAACTGCCTGAGACACGGCGCTGATAACCAGACCAGTGGTATTGATTGTGTTACCAACCGAAGCCACTTTGTAAAGTTGATCGGGATCATCCGCAACGTACGCATACGCATCTGTTACACCAGACGCAAAACCGGGCCAGTACTGGCTGTAGGTCTTCTGCTTGGTCACAGGATTGGTATAAGTACAGCCAAGGAATACACCAACAACGCCAGCAACTGGCGAAGTATCAGTATCCAGAGTCGAGATGATGATTGTGCTGTTAGCTTGACTCAGTTGCACTACATCACCGTTATAAATTGGGGTGTTGTAGCTGATATAGCCGCTACCGTTACCGGGGGTAGCAGTAATCGGCAACTGACGAGTCGCACCAGCAAACACCTGACCACCGATCAAATTGATCGGCTGTAGCCCGTAGGGGGCTGCGATTGTTGGATAAGGCGCAGTTTGTGCCATAATTTAACTCCTAGTTAATAAAAAGACTACTTATTACCTTTACCAAAAGATGTCGTTGACTTACGTTCATTGAACAAAGGCATCCGGGCATCACTCTGGCGCATAAACGAATTGTCCACGGCTTCGATGTTGTTCTCAGATTGCGTCTGGTAGTACGCATTTCTTGCTTGCGCCATCTCAGTCGGCATCTTGCACAACAGCAGCCCGCCATGGGCGACTTCACCTTTTTCATTTGCCGGAAGCATAAGCTCCGGATGATCTTCCGCTTTGACCGGCACCCAGCCTTCACGCATACGCATGGAGAAATTCGGGGAGGCTACACCGTTAATGTGGGTTGCTACCCACCGGTAAGACCAGCCCGGTTCTGGGGTTGGATCAGGCAGTGCTGAAGGTGGTACGTAAACAGCACGTGCGGTTTTATCGCGTGAAACGAGATCACGAGGAGTGCGAGTATCAGCCATCTTAAATCTCCAATTTAGCTACTTCAGCAGCATACTGCTGCGGGGTTAGTCCATATTTCTTAGCCAAGGCAAGTTGCCGAGTAGAAAGCTGGATTTTCTTTGTTCCAGACGAACGAGACGCTGGAGCAACCACAGCCGCAGGTTTCTTTGGAGCCTCAGATTGAACCTGTGTAGGTTCCGGCGTTTTCTCAGCATTCCCGCCAAATAATTCGGGGAACGTCTTCTGCATACGCCCATCGATTTGGGCGAAGTATTCATCGGTGCGAGGGTCTACCCCCGAGTTGACTAGCTTGTGATGCAGCCCTAGTGCATAGCTGGTGTATTCTTCGAACCCCGGTTGACCGTACCACTGGTTTTTTGCCTGCCAGCGCAGCGTCTTTTCGTCCGGTGCAACCTGCTGGGGTTGAGATGGTTCTCTTTGTACCGCAGGTTCGTCTTCTTGTAAAGGGGTGGGCCTAAAGTTTTTTACCTGAGAGAGTCTAACCTTTGCTTCCATCAAAGCTTCTTGGGCTTCAATGATGGCGTCGGTGTCGTATGACTCTTGGGCATCTTTAAGTTGACGGCGGGCAGCTTGCAGTTGGGCTTCGGCTGCGTCAGTTGCCGTGGAGATGTACGCTTCCTGCCCATGGTTGACCGTCTGCTTGAGTTTTTTGTTCTCTTCAGACAGGTACGACATAAGCTTTTCCATCTCTTGCTTTTCTCGCAAGAGGGACTCTTTCATCCGGCGCTCGTCATGACGAGCGTGTGTTAACTCTTTGATACGAGTCTGCACTTTCTCCGAATAGTTTTCGATTTCGTCGTCAGTCGGGTCCGCGACTTCTTTGTCTAACGGCTTGCGGCCACGGTCTTTTGCGGGGGTATCATCGACTATTTCAATTTCGACATCATCTTCAGCATCCGCCTGAATGACTACGGAATCGTCCGACTCTTGAACAGTGACTTTTTTGTCGCCTTCCTCGTCCGGAAACTTAAAGTTATCTAACATGTAATACTCCTATTATGCACCAAAAAATTTATTGGCGTGTTTGTTTGTCTTTACCCGTCCCAAATTACTTTTCTGCCAAGCACGAGTCTTTGCGTTTTTACACGCTTTGCACTGGTGTGCATGGCCATCTACGCTGTCGGGACGCGGAGTAAAATCCAAATACGGTTTTACTACCCCACAAACTTTGCACATCTTCATGCCCTTGTGATTCCTCTAGGGTCGTCCACGACCGCATCAATCTGGTCGTCGTTTAGCAGACGGAACTCTTTTCCGTAAATCTTGAATCGAGTACCGGAGTAAGTACGTACCAACACAAAGTCGCCCGGTTTGCACCAAGGACCGTTGGGAAATTTCTCTGTGTCTTTGTACGCATCAGGGCCAACATCCAGCACAAACAGAATAGTTGTCGAATGCTCTTCCTGACGCATGATCGACTCTGCTTTGACTAAGCTGGAATTTTCAAACTTATCCGACACATCGGGAACACCGCAAAGAATCTTCCACCCTGTCGGCTTAGGCAACATGCGCCCGCGCTCTTCAATAGGGATTTCCTCTGTTGGTTCTTCGATTTGTTGAATTGGCTCCGGCATTTGAACTCCCGGAGGTAGTAATAGATCGCTCATCGTCTTCGTCCTCTTTGGTTGCGGCTTCTACAAGGTCAAGTAAGTGTCGCTCCGCGAGGGCAAGACCCTGAATTACCCCGCAGAGTTTTTGATAAGAGGCGAAATCGGTGCAGACGCCATTGGCCATGTCGTCCGTGTAGTCATTCATATCTTTGCGTATCTTGTCGCGCAGTACGCTTGCGAAGTTGTCCATCATTTAGGTTTTCTCTCCTGTGATTTTGTTTTGGCGATGTCAATACCCATGCGGACACCTTCGCGTTCTTGTTGGGCAGCAATGTTTTCTTTCTGCTGCTGCATGGTGGTAGCTGCTTTAAAACCCTCAAGCTCCATGCGGCCTTCTATTTCTTGTCTCTTAAGCTCAAGCTCGTCTGCTTTAGCTGCGGCATCTGTTGCAATCTTCTTCTCTTTCAGCGCGACTTCTTGCTGTTTGATCTGAAGTTCTTGCATCTGCATCTGGATGACCGGGTCTTGTGCCTGCTGCTGCGCTTGTTGTTGTGCAACTTGCGCTTGGTTTTCTTGCAGTACCTGCTGTGCAGCTTGTGCCATCATGGACGACAGTGCGACTTCAATCTGCGGTGGCAGCTTCTCGTCTTCTGGTGGGAGAGCCACACCCATCTGCTGCTCGATCTTCTGACGGTATGCGTAGGCTACGTGTTCTGCAATGTGCGCCATCATGGCCGCTTGAATCTGTTGCGCCCTTGGGTTCTGGCCAACGACTTGCTGAATTAGCGGATCGTTCATTGCAGCCATATGCACTTGAATATGTGCCTGATGATCTTGGTAGAAGAACGCCTTTACTGGCTTGCCTTTGAGAACAGCCATGTTTTCTGCCACAGGGTCGCGTGGTTTCTGATCGTCTTCCAAAGGCACCAGCTTTTCTGCATTCTTAATGCCCAACACTTCCAACATCTGACGGTGCAAGAACGGCAGGTCGTAAATATCCGGAGCCATCTGCGCCATCTGAATGACAGCTTGGTACTGCACTACACGCTGCGACATGGTCGCTGCATTAGGATCGCTGACAGGGATCAGGTCTACCTTGTCGTAGTCTTCACGCTTGGCTTTCTTCGTACCGTACTCAGGTGTGTACTCATAATCTGGGTCGGTGTAGTCACGAATAATTTCTTTAATCAGCTTAAACTCGCGCTTTAGTGTGTAGTGCACACGCGCTTGTACTGCTGTCATGACTTTAAGCTGCCGCTCCAGCAACGCCAATGTTGTGCCCACCGGAGCCTGCGCTGACATATCCGAGACTTTCATATCCGCAGTAGCTGCGAAGCGACGGCCTTCATCGACGATGTTGCCCAGAAGACTGTAGAGAACTTGTGACGGTTCTTTGTAGGGGAGGGGGAGGATCGAGTCTCTAATATTGCCTGATGCTACGTCCACATCACGCCACTCACCCGGAGCGATGGGGGTGTCGTCGCCCTTGATTCTCAACCCTCTGGATTTTAATCCGCCCGGCAAGTTTGAAAGAGTACCTGCATCAACGAGTTGTCTCATCAACGAAGTCGCGTTCTTTGCAAAGCCACCAATCAAATGGAACAGACCAAAGCCATACGCACCGAAGCCGGGGATGTACTGGTAGTGCACAAAGTGCTGACGCTTCAAACGCAGCGGGTCTTCAAACTTCCAGTTTCTGCGAATTGCCAGAATCTCGTTTGTGCCTTTAACTAATGTGACGACGTACGGCAGCGCAATCTCTGTGTGTTCTTTGTTCTCATCAACGTCTGCGTGTTTGTCGTCCTCAATATATAAGTCAGCGTGGCACTCATACAGTGTGTAACGGTCGTCGTTCAGATCAGAGAAGCCTGTCTCTTTATCTTTGGCTTTCTGAATGTCCTCTACTTTGCGATCTGGATCGCCCAACTCAACATCGCGGTAGAACCCCGCCTGCTGCAACTTGACGATCTCGTTCTTGGTTTTGCGCATCACGTGTGTGAAGCGATGGCAGGTGTCCATATCTGTTGCGCCGTACGGCAGGATGCCGTCTTCTGCTGGCACAAACATCGCCACTTGGCGTCCCAAATTGGGATCATAGTAGACCTTCTTAAATGCCGAGCCGGTGGCTGGCAGACTCCACAACATGCGCTCATGCTCTGGGCGGTACTCCGACATGACTTCGGTCAACTCGAAGTTCATATCTTCTTCTACACGCTGCGCTGCTTCTTTGATCTCTGGCGTCTCTTTACCGATGATCTTGGTACGCACAGGACCTTGCGCTGGGAATGTTTCTGAAATTGTCTCGGACTGAAAGCGTACAACTGCTTCGGATAGCATGGGGTGGAACACGCCACACGCGCCTGACCACGGTTCTGTTCTCTCTTCAATCTGAAGGCCAAGCAACTTAATACCCTCGACGTACATCTTCTCCCACTCTTTGCGGGAGTTCTTGTCGTTCTCAATGTCGTCAAGCAGGTCCGATGCCAGTGTCTCCAGCACCCGGTCATCCAGTTCTTCTGCCAGATTGGCGTCAAAGTCGTCCTCAACCTCAGCTTTTATAACGTCCAACTCAAAGCCCGGACCCTTGATGCTGACCGCCTCTGGGTCAACAATCTCGATCTCCAACGCTGGCTCATCGCCTTCGGTCTCCAGCGCATCCAACCCAGCGGGGGCTTGGTTTATTGATTTATCAATTGGCATGATTTGTCCTTAGTAGTACGCCGCTTTTCTGGCGCGGTGGTATATGGGTTCGTCTTTTTCGTCAGTATCAAGGGTAATGAACCCCCCTTGCCTAAAGCGTAGCAGTGCTTGCGACGTAGTATCCACGAAGTCATCGTGTTCGCCAACTGGGAAAGCCGCTACTTCTTCGATAACTTCTCGTGCCCATCTGGTATCAGGTGCCCAAACTTTGCCGCTGGTGAACAGATCCGCGACTGCGTTGAGTCGGACATGCTTGTCGTTTCCCCGGCTGGGGGAAAACTCTTGAACTGGAATACCCATGGCTCGGAGTTCTTGGATGAGCGGGGCACCCGCTGCCTTTTTCTCCACAATGAATGCATCTGGCTCCCACTCCTTATAGTGCTTTAGCGCCGTTTGTTTCAGTTCTGGAAACGCCATCCGCTCTTTAAACGCGTCCAGCAGGATTAGCTGCGGCGTGTCGTTCTCTTCCTCATTGTAGAAAATACCCCACGTGGTGCAAGCCGAGTAGTCGGAGTTGTTCTTGGTCTCAAACGCCGTATCCCACGACTGGATGATGTACTCGCAGGGCGGGGGGTTGTCGTTCTCCCATATGCGCCAGTCGCGCCGCGAGATGATGGCGGAGTTTTCCGAGGTGGGGTTCTGCATGTACTGGGCGTTCCAGTACCGGGGATCGAGCGACGCCTTGACTTTCTTTAGCTGCTCCAGCGGCCACTGCTCTGGCCACAGGCTTTTCTCGTTTTCGCTGTTCTCATGCAGGATGGCCGGTAGTTCTACGATCTCCCATGGTTCTGCGTCGGGGTTGCGTGTTTGATAATCGATTAAACGGCCTGTCAGATCCAACAGCGACCATCTGGTCATAATGACAATAATTGCCCCGCCGGGCATCAGACGCTGCAACGGGCCTGTCTGGAACCAACTCCACGCCGTATCGAAGGCCAGTCGGCTGTTGGACTTTACATCTTGCTCAGAATGAGGATCATCAATAACAAATAAATCAGCACCGCGACCAGCCAAAGCACCACCGACACCAGCAGCATAATATTGTCCCCCCGCTCCTGTACTCCACTTTCCTGCTGCTTTCTGGTCATCTGCAATCCGCGTATCTGGGTAAAGTTCTTGGTACTCTTCTGACTCAATTAAGTTTCGCACCCGCCGACCAAAGTCTTCCGACAAGCCCGCCGTGTGGGTGCCCATGATGATTTTTTTATCCGGGTATTTTCCAAGGAAGTACGCAGGAAACAGGTAAGACGAGAATTCAGACTTACCGTGACGCGGGGCGATGTTTATGATTACACGCTTTTTCTTGCCGCTGATCACATCTTCGAATATTTTTGACAACTTTCTGTGGTGGGGGCCGATCTTAAATCCCGGATACACGTGGGTAGCAAACCCAAGCATGGAGTCCCTACCGATTATTTTTGATGCCCGTGCCGCCCGCTCTTCCAAGTCGGCAAGAAGTTCCGCTTTTTCTCGGGGGGTCAGGGTTGGGAGGACGCGTTGTAGCGTCTTTATCTCCTCAGGACTCAGTACTGGATTCATTGTCTACAGTTTGACATTCTATTTCTTCGACTTCTCTGACATCCGTGATGTCCACGATCTTGGCGAATTTCCCCAGCTTTTCCTTGATCCGGGCTTCGAGTTCCGCGTCGGACAGTTCTGCCTTCTTGACTTCGATCTTTTCGGTGAACAGCCCCACTTCCGTGACTTTGCCCAGAAGCGCCAGTGCTTTAAGCCGTACGCTTGCTGTCGGGTGGTTGGTTTCTTCCAGAATCTTGGCTACTGTGTAGCCACGTAACTCCTTGGCCTGATTGATGAACTCCCAGTCGTATGCCGTTAGCATTCCAACAAGATGCTGTACAGCGGCGGGGGTTTTGATTTCAGCTAATGCAGCGCGGGAGTGTTCGTCGGGTTGGGCGGTGACGATGTTGGTGAAGGCCGTTCTGGCGGCTTTCGCTTCCAGTTCATTTGCGACCTCGTCGCTGGCGGCTCCCAGACTCTTTAACCAGTCGGCGGTATCTACCTTGGCATCTACCAAATCTACCGGGGCCGTCTTTTCAAGCGTGACAAAGCCAGCGGAGTCGTCGTCCACATCGGGGGTGAATTCTATTAAGTGATCCAACATGCGCAGGTCCCTTGCGTACCTCGTTGCCCGGAGTGTATAGTGTGTCTTGCAAGTGCGCAAGTGGCAACTCTTCGCGTTTGCTTCTCCTTCGCTCGTAGTGAGCTTAAGCCCCTGACCCCCGTCGGGGGCTTTTTTTCGGCTGTGTTTGTCCAACGTTTGACAGTTTTGTTATGATTTTTTTAATAATAGTGGGGGGTGTACATATCAAGGCGGTTGTGTCTACTTTTTGCGGTTTTGTGTACATATTGTCTAAGTGAAAACGGAAATGCTGGGGATGGTTACGGAATAGTGTTATATGCGGAGCGCCCCCAAATCGGCCAAAGGGGGTCATGGGGGTACGGTAGGGTCTCAATCCGGCCAAAAAGGGGTCATTTTGACCCCGTATCCATCGATCAAACGGGGCACTTCGGATAATGGGTCTCGTCAATGGCACTTCGCCACTGGCTTACACACTCAATCGAAAGGAAATACCATGTCAAACGCTACTCAAAAACAAGTCAACACACTCGTCGCCAAGTACCTCACGCAGCAAGATGACTTGCTCATCGCCATGCACTCGCTTGGCCTTGACACACCCGAAGCACAGAGACCCTACGTCATCAAGGCGGTGTGCGAAGCACTCACGGCGGGAAAGGGCTGGAATGAGTCGAGCACGGGCAAGGTCATGCTGGATACGAGCCACGAGCGGTACGAGTTCCTGAAAACCCGAGTGCGCGATGTGATGAACGCCCTGAAGGGCGAGACGCGCAGCGCGTCGAGCGGCAAGGCTGACCCCGTAGACGCGATCATCAAAGCGTTCAACAAGCTCGATGCAAAGCAGCAAAAGGCCGTGCTGAAGGCACTGGCATGAGATTTTCGGGTCAGCGTGACCCGTTTTTTCCACGGGGCAGCGGCGAGAGGTCTGGCCGTTGTTCCGTTTCTTGTCTAAACCAGACCTCATTGTTCTATTCAACGCAACAATCAACCGAAAGGCGTTAATCATGAAATTCGCACACATCCCAAAAGCAGCGTACTCAATCGGGCAAGTCATCAACGTACACGGCAAGCCCATGCGTGTGGAAAGCTACACCCATACCGGAAAAAACGTAGTCGTACATTCACTGGAAGGTGCACCGCGCTTTGAGCGGATTGTCTGTATCTGTACAGACGCGCAAGCCATTGAAGCCATTACAAACTAACCACCACGAAAGGAACCATCATGCACCTCATCTACGAAACCACAGGCAAGCCCGTCAACACGGGCGACATAGCGCATACCTTCAGGGGCGAAGCCGTCATCGTCACAGGCTGGCAAGAACCACGACACGAAGGCAGCACAGGCAGAGTCATCTGCCAAAGCATGGACGAAAGCAAGTGGACTAACGCGTGGTATCCGTCAGTCATCGGGGCAAAGTGGGTAGGCGATGCCAACTACTAAGACTAAACAACAAACGGGGTCATTTTGACCCCTTTTTCCACCTATCCATCACTAAAAAACTATCCGAAAACAAAAGACGCGCAAACCCCGCACAAACACTGGCGTAAAACAAAAACTGTACTATCTATCTATATCTATATTTATATATATGTATAGGAAAGTATTTGTATATGTACGTGCAAACAACCGCAAACAAAAAAGCTTGATGGTGTTAGCTCCGCCACAATCATATGGACAGATAGGACAGTTCTCTGTAATCTGGCTTACATCAACGGCTTCCGCTGTCCAATTGCACCGGATAGTTTTTTAGTCTAAGATACTTCCTTTCAACTTATTGTTTAATCATGGATACCAACACCCGCGCACTGAAGATTCAGCGTACAACACACAAAAAACTTTGGTCTGCTTTGATGGCTCCACTCAAACGCGAACTGGCAAACGCACAGGTTGGGCTGCGGTACAAGCCGACGAACCCCACGCCGGAGAGAGATGAAGCCTTCGCTGCGTACGTGGCGTGTATGGAAAAGCTACTGGCAAGCCTGTTGCGGCAACAGCAAGCGCAAAGCAGGGAAGCGGAGCCAAAGACACCCGCGCAAATTGCAGCGGCAAAAAACTACCCGAACTACGGCAGTCATTGGGTGGACTGGATACCGCACCACATCAAAGACCCCATTGCCCAAGCGTTCATGGCAATACCGCCGCAGCCCAAGGCCAAACGCAAAGTCCCGTTCCAGCGTGTAGTCGCACCGAAACAAAACCGCATTGCCCGTGCCAGATTACAGGGGCAGATTGACAGGGCACTGGCCGCAGCAGAAGAACGGGGAGACGACGAAGCACGACTTGTTTTAATCAAAGCACAGAACAAACTCGATGCCATCGAAGAAACCCACGCAATACCCACATCATGGAGACACCTATGACTAAACAAATAACCACCCACGTTCATCGGGCACAACGAGCGCGGCGCAAACGGGAAGCAGCCGAGCGGCGTGAGGCGTTCAGGCTACTGCGCTCCATCCCACTGGACGAACTAACCCCTGAACAGACGCATCGGCGGTTTTATTACAACGCCCGAGAGGGCAAGCTGTTCTGGCG